TTTTTTTTTTTTTTTTTTTTTTTTTTTTTTTTATCACTTGTTGGTGCGCATTGTTTTTTGTTATCGCTGTGAAAACCAAGAAAACACAGCGGTCCATAGTCGAACCTACAGAGCAACGTCAACCGTCACTATACTTTCAAACGCTGTATCCCACAGTGCCCGCGGTATCCGCGGCGCGAGCAGCATGGGTTCTCGCTTGTCCCTGTTACCCCGCTTGCCATTAACGCGCTGGAATCCAAGGATTCCATCGCAAACGGAGTAATAACAATCAACTAGTTCATGTTCCCATATGCCGTAAACGGACTGGAGAAAAGAACCGAGCATGTCAGGGTCAATCGTCTTTGCTTCAATAGTCATAGTGCGTAGTTCCTCCGCAGTATACTTGTACGCCATGGCCTGATTCCTCATGTCAAGATAAGGCGTTGGCGACATCTGTTCAGCTGTTTCCAGAAGGAGAGTTCGTAAGGTAGCGATGTGGCGGTGCTCATAAGCGGCAGATAACAACTTGCCGGCCATGTAATCACAATCACTGACAGTGCGATTGAAGTTTGTACGCACTGGCAATTTACTCACCACTCGACCAAAGGAAGGAACGGGGTATGTTCGCCCGACACTAGGCACAAAACGCTTGCGCAAGAACGACGCTTGTTCACGCTTCTCCAGAAGCTTTACATCGCTTTTCATGCCTATGCTCTCCGACACGACTTCAAAACCAACCCTAGCCTTGGCTCTGTCCTGCATCGTGTACGTCAAATTATCATCCCCGTATACCAAAGTGGAACTCTGAGTTATCCCTGCATGCAGCAAAGCCGCGAGTGAAATGCACGCATTCACGTAGCCATTGCCGGTGGTAGTAGTAACCTCACCGGACCAACGCTGCCCCTTCACTCGCCCCTTCAACCCATACCTAGTGAACACACGCACTGAGGTGTTGGCTGCAAACTCTCTGACAAACCACTTTGGCGCGCCCAGTTTGTAATAAAACATGGACTCCCACTTACGAACCCCGGCTGGTTGCGTTCCGTCGTTGTTCTTGAAATCGTTCTCATAGGCTTTACCCGGGGTATGGTGCACTAAATCAGCTATCTCGTCTGAAGTCATCCCCAC